AATGTCACCTACTTCTGGTTCAGGCTTAATGCTACCGTGAGCAAGCCATTCACCAAACTTGTGTACACGAACCGCAGTGTGCGGGATGCCGTATTCGTCCTTTTCTTCTGGCACCCAGAACATTAACTTTTCAGCGATTTGGTACGGCCCGATCCAGTCTTTATATTTTCCAATCTTAACTTTCATATTTTACCACCTTTACCATATCTGCTTTACCTTCAAGGCGCCATGTAATGGCATAATTTTCTGCACTTTCTAGATCATCAAACGTTACTACGTTTGGCCAAGCACATGCATCTCTTGCTCTAACTTCTGTGATGTAAAGCCAGTCATCGTTGTCTGGATCAATACACACCATTATTGCGTATTTCATGCTTCAAACCACCTATAGTCATTCACGCACATAACGCTTTCTACGCTTAGACTTTTTTAAGTTAGTAGTAGTATAGTAAGCTGGCATAAGACTCATTGCTGTATCTCAGGTGTCCAGTATGTTGTACGGTTATCATCAAGCTTTATTCTTTGAACTATATTACCATAAATATCATGCTGGCGTCCATAAATCATTACCTTATTGTCCCACCGCGCCTCTAACATTTCTTGAGGATTTGAAGCAAATCGTGTATATTTACCATGATTATTATACAAATCAGAATAGTTACGGATAGTTGCACCTCCTGACTCATAAGAGGCTGAAAGAACTTCACGGATTGCATTATAAAGTTTTTCTAACTCTGGTACAGTTAGGGAGCCAACTTTACGGGCAGGATTAAGACCAGCAAGGTATAAAGACTCAGACTTGTAAATATTACCCACACCACTAATACTTTCTTGATGCATCAAAAACTTTACAAGAGACCAGTCTTTACGTCGTAATGCAATTTCATTAAAAGTTTTTTGTGTGCAAGGATTGTTGAGCATGTCAGGACCAAGTTTGTGAAGTTTCTTTTCTAACTCATACAGCCCGTAGTCGCCAGTTAGAAATTTAAAAGTTCCAAAATTGCGTTGGTCGCAATAATAAACAGAAGAATCGTCATCAAAATAAAAAGCAACTCTTGCATATTTATTAGGAGTAATTTTGTAATTACCTGTCATACCAAGTGTAGAAAATATCACATGGCGATCCAGTTTCCAATAAATAAATTTACCTTTTACTTCTACACAACGAACAGTGTCTGGTAATGTATTAATAAACTCCTCAAATCCAGTAGGAATCTTTTTTACATATCTACCAGTAAGTAAATTAACAGAAACTAAAGATTTGTTAGCGACAGCTTGATTAAGCTGTCGTGCAACACGAGTACATTCTGGTCCTTCAGGCATTTTTACTTCCCTTTGTGTATTTACCTTTTTTTATAGGACTTATCCTTGGTCCATCTCTCACATATTCACCTGGATAATATACATTTGTTAACATTGTTGATCTGATAGTGGCTCTTCTTCCTATCTAATAGTCACGCTGAGCTTTTAGGAAGTTAATATAACCCTCTCTTGTCTTGGGAAAGGTTACACATCCAACGGTATAATCTTCATCATTTATAAGTGAAAGTTGTTCCATAACGAAAAAGAGTAAAGATTATAAAATCATTTACTATGTGGGGGCATACGAGACTCAATAAACCAAACATGCTTGCGTAGTACAGGATGGTACTTTTTCATGCGTAATTTCTTTCCTTCTCGTTGCATTGAAATTGTTTTTGGATGAACAAAATGATAAGAAACGCTGTCTCTTTTTTCACCTTCTGGAATCATCCAAACTTTATCTAAAGTTTTTTTTCCTTTTTTAGCCATTAGTCACAGGGCTTTCCAGTTGCTACCTTGCCAACGGTGCCATCCTTGCTTATCTGTTTAAAAAATACGCGGTCACCAGAAGTCCAAGTACCAATACCAAACGGTCCAAACGCTATTTCACCGTTTTTAGCTGGATTTTGTACTACCTTATGGCAACCAATATAAGCATATTCTGCTTTACCGTTAGAGCCGCTGTTAGTCCATAAGTTTCCCGGCGCACAAGCACCAAGAGCTAAAACTGTACTAATTGTTAATAGTTTTTTCATAAATTAAGTCCTTTATAACTCAACCACTAGTTGACATTTTAAAAACGTTATTTGGGTTGCCCCAAACTTCCTTAGCAGGAACACGAATAAAACGCTTATTAGTTTCATTTTTATTTGGATTAGGAATAGTTAGAAAAACAGCCTTACCTGCTTTCCAGGCAGCTGATTTGTTAAGTGCAACGTCTAACTGATTAGCGAGATAATCTCGACGTAGTCCTTTACGAATATCTTTTCTCACATTAGGACGCTGTCCTTGAGAGACGTAATTATTACCTTTAGAACGCTTACCTTTAGCCATTGTAACCTCCTGTGATTGACTAAAAATAGTATACGAAAAAAATAAGTAATTAGCAAGAATAATATGTAGGTAGATGGTGGGAAATGTTAGAGGTAGAAGTTACATTATCTCTTAATTCAAGAATAGCAAATATACTTTCATTTGCAGGATAAATACAAGAGCATTTAGAGCATAAAGTATCGTTTTTTGGCACAATATCTCCAGAACTTATCCAAACTTCTTCTTCTGTCGAACAGACAGGGCACATAGCCTTACCTCTATAAACGGTGTAATATGTTATAGTATTTCTCCATTGAATGATCTGAGAAAGAATCAAAAAACTTTAGTTGTTTCCAAGAACTAATATGACCTCTAAATTTATCTTTAATTCGTTGCCAAGCAGTTAATTTTCTGATGTTTCCGTAATGATTAATATATACTAAATTTCCGTGATGGGCAAATCTTAAACAACTGGGAACGGTTGTAACGATATCATTATTATTTACAAAACGCCAGTGTGCAATGTGCATTCCTGATAACCATTTTCGATCACCAACTCTAGGGGAACCAAAAGTATAAAGCTTATTTACTTGAGAAAACCTTTTAGAAGCAAGAGTTGCTAATGCCGCTCCTAAAGAATGTCCTGTACAAATAACATTTCTATGAGATAAATTTGAAGGATTTAAAAATTTATGTTCTTCATAATAACTATAAAGATCATTCCAAATATTATTTAAAGCGTCTTTAAAACCGTCATGAACACGCCCTCCTGTAACACTTTTAGTTTTAAAAGCTTTTAAATCTGCAATAATATCTCTTAAAGAATTAGGTTGTGTACCTCTAAAACATATATAAATTTTATTATTTAATAAACAACCAAAAGCCTCAGTGCCACCATAAGAAAACCATTTAATTTTTTCAGCGCCTAACTCAGATAGCTTTTGTAGCTCAACTGTTTCATTATTATAAACTAATAAAGAAAAAGAAGCACAAAGTTGTGCTTCTTCTAAATCAAAAGAATAATTCATATTATTTCCTATAAGAACGGACTTTTTGAGCTATTTTTTTAGGTTGTCTAACAAATTGCTTACCAGATTTTGTACCTTTTCTTTTAGCACGATTTGTAGCAGCTTTTTCTCCTGGAGAAAGAGCGTCCCAAGCAGCTTTTGGCAAATATCTTCCTCTTTTAGATTTAGGTTTATCTCCTTCTTTTTTAGAAGAATATTGCCATTCCTGTCGCGTCCATTTATTTAATGAAGTTTGTGAAGGCTTTAGTGCCATGTTATTTCTTTTTTGCTAAAATAGCTTTTTGTAAAGCTTCTGGAAGTTTTTTTTGCTTTTCGGTCAGACCATTTTTCATACCATTACCTTTTGGCATGGACTGCCCTTTTGCAGACTTTTTATTACGTTCCATTTCATTGCAGTGCATTATTTTTCTCCTTTAAGTAAAGTAAATATTCCCCAAGCAAGAGCAGCCCAAGCAGCTACTTTAACTAATGGAGAAAATAAAAGAATGGCGGCTGCAACAACAATTAGCATCACACCATCCCAAGAAGTTCGTTCTTTAAGTCTATCTTTTAACCAATTCATTATTTATAACCTCCTCCTTTACGTTTGTACTCCGCAGCAAGTAATTGTGCTTTTCTAGCACTCCATTGCCCCGGACTACCACCTTTAGATCCGGCTTTAATTTTATTAAATAAGTTTTTTCTCATAGTAGGTTTTGTATAGTTACCCGCAGCATTAACTTTTGATTTACGTTTTTTCATAATACATTATTCCTAACAGAGTAATAAATGGTCATCTTTTAATTTTACCCAAGTAAAGTCTTCATTTAATCTCATTGATGTTTCATTATAATTTTGAACTAAATCAGTTTTTATAAGAATAGGGTTGTTAGTTGTTACTACTTTGCTAAGTCTGTAATACCCTAAAGGTCTAGTTTGTACACAACTATCCCAAGCAGAACCTACAATACAAATATTTTTTATATGTTTAAATTCTTTTTTTTTAAGATATCTTCTTAAAAACTCTGGGTCGTTAATATAAGCGTTATTAGGATTTGGAGTTAAAGAAGTAATGTCCAAATAAGGTTTATTTAACTCTTGCATATAAGGATGTATATTTCTGTCTCCTGTTACTAAGTCATATATACCGCCGCAAGCAAGTTTTACATGATCTGACTTGTTTATAAAATCAACTACAGTTCTTGCAAATTTATCATTTATAATATCCCATAAGTCAATTACAATTACTAAAGTAGGATTATAAATATCAAAAATCATAGTAATTAATAACTTCTTATTACTTTACCTCTAAAAGGAGTTTTTTCTGCACACCAATCCTCGGGATGTACATTACGAGGACGTTTACCCGCAGGTTTTGATACCATACGTCCCATAGGAGTATAAAATGCGCACCAATCTTCTTTTTCTCTAGGACGAGAATCTGAAGACATAGTCTTCCATAATTTATCACCTTGTGCTGTTTTAGTTAGTTTTCTAACTGCCATCTGTATAAAAATCCTTTTCAAAAAAAATGAGGATAATTTCTTATCCTCATTTTAACAAAACAGGGTACAATGTCCAATTTTATTTTTTAGTAATCATTACTTACATAACAGTTCTTCTCCAGACAAAGACTGCTCTTCTTTAATAAAGTTGTAAAAATGATTAACAGCTACTTCTTTGTGTTTTGCTTCAACCTCAAAGTCAGCGTACTCAAGCATAGGAACTGTACTTGCCATAAGTTCTTCATCGTGATAAATATCAGAATGAGCATTAGCTTTCATCCAATAGTCTTCATTATCCAAAGGAAAAGATTGTGATTTATGAAACAAAGGACGCACATCTTTCCAAGTTTTTACCGCTTCTTTGAAGAAATCATCATTCACACTAATATGTCTAACTTCATCCCTAATTTTTCTGTTGACCAACTTGCCTTGTGAGTTTTTAACTTTTTCTGTTTTCTGCATCCGGTGACAGGCGTAGTGGTGTATGTCAAGACATGTTCTCGTTGGAATCCGTTTTGTGAGTTCGAGCGTGTGTTCAATGTCGTATCCGTTGGGTTTGTCTTCATTTTCAACCGATAAACATTGTTGCGAATAGTCTGAGAGATATTGGAAATTGCTCGCAAACCTCTTAATTCCATCAATATGTTTTCCTCCATATAAACCTTGTAGGTGAATATTCATAGTAAAATCTTTAGCAGGTAATCCCATAAGCTTACCATATAAAGCATGATACTCTAAGTCTTTAATTGAGTTTTCCACTACTTCTTTTTTAGGACTACCTAATACAGTATATTGTCCTGGATGTACAGAGAGTCTAATTTCGTGGTATTTAGCCACTTCACCACATTTGTGGAGAGCCTCACAAATCTCATCCCAAATTTCTGCATACCAGTCTTTAGTAAAGTCCAAAGTATAACAAGGAAACATCTCAGAAGAAATGCGAAAAGAACGAAGATTTTTAGGTTGTTTAGAAAAATAATGCTCAAGTATAAGATAAAGTTTGTGTACATTGTCTAATGCTTTATCCTGCACACGTTTTTTACCTCCGTCTTTGAGGGCATATGTTTTAGTAGTAGTACCAAAATTAAATTGTTTTGCAAGTTTAGTATCATGAAACTGACAACATTGAGACAATCGCCAGTCTGTAGAAGTACGATTAAAATAAGACATAGTTACCTCTTGTTGATTATGATTAATTATATGATAAAATGTAAAAACTTGCAAGAATTAATTAAGTTTATTTAGTCTGTAACATATAATCAATTTGTATTTCTTCGTTGCTTTTCTTTACAACATCTACCTCACAAATATCTTCTCCTTTAAAAACACGATGAATGGAGCAATCTTCTCCATTAAGTTCTGAAACGATAGTATCGGGCAAAGATTTTCCAGTAGTTGCAGAAGAAACGATATCAGCACCGCCATAAATCTGACCCGCTACTAAGAGCGGGCCACCACAACCAGACAATAATAAAATAACACTAATTTTTATAAGGTTTTTTAACATATCTAAAATATTTTTCCTGTGGCATAATTATCCACAATAACAAATCATAAAAAGCTTTCATAGTTTATTTCTTTTTAAGTCCCCCAAAAGCTTGAGTACCGAAAAAAGCAGCAACTATAGCAGCAACCGAAACAAAATAAGTAGCTGCCATATCCCCTAAAATTTTAGCTGCGCCATCTAAACTTAATAAAGTAGCTAAAACAACAGCAAAAGGATAAAGTAACATACCAAATAATGCAAACCAAGCCATAGTACGTTGTGCATCTCTCATTGCATCTTGATCTTCTAATTCTTTGCGTTTAAACTCTAAATATAACTTTTGTTCAGTATCTGAAACAATACCATCTCCGTTGGTATCAGCGGGATGGAATCCTGATTCTTTTATCTCTTCTTCCATTTATTTCTCCTTAATCACACCAACCTTTTTTTGTCCCTCCGTCATATGGTCGTGCTAATTTTTGATTCATAATTAATTCAGAATAAAGACGCCCATCTAAGTAAACATTAGATAATAGTCTACCTCCATACTTATCCCATTCTAAATCTTTAAACTCTATATCTTTTGCACTTCTAAATACTTTGTTAGCAAAATCTCGTGCTTTCAAAGCAAGTTCTTTTTCTTTATCACATTCTCCCTTAATTTCTGGAGTATCAATGCCTTTAATTCTAACACTCATTTTACGCAATTTCTCGGGAAGTTGTGGCACTAATAAATAACAAGTATCCCCGTCATAACAAACATTACCTCTAAACTCTCTTAATTCAATATCAATGGCGTGTGCATTTGTAACAAACCCTAAAATAACTAAAATAGTAAGAACAAAATAAAATAATTTCATTGTTTATCCTCTAAAAATTTAATTCTACTCTCAAGTACTTGAAGACGCGCTGATAATTCAGGAAACTTTTTCATTTGTTTTTCCTCATCAGTTAGGATTTTTAATCCATAGCGTTTACTAGCCCAAGTATACAACTGATCTACTTTATTATAAAACCAAATACCTAACTTAGTATCTCTAAACCAAGAATCTGTAGCACTTCCTATTATACTACCTGTAATAGCACTTAGCAACCAAAACCACATTTAATTTACTCCTTTACTTATTCATATTATTTAAAGGATTCTCCAGAGCTTTCTTTATCTTTTGATCAAGTTCTTTTTTTATCTCTTTTATATCTCGTTGAAACTCTCTACTATCTTCTTTGACTCTCTGCTCCGTATCCTCAACGATCTTTTCAATACGACGAATATCTGTCTTCATATCAACTTTGAGATCACGGTTTACACCACCAATAAGTTTCACTTCACTTTTAACCGCTTCCATCTCTTCCTTAAAGACGTTCAGTGTATCTCCTATCTTACTTTCCATCACAGAAATGCGCTTATCAAAATCTGATAGATCAGGCGCTGTATAGTTTTGAATTGCATCCTTCATATCCATATAGTCTCTATAAAACTCAAATCCCGCATAAAGACCACCGCCGAGGGTTGATAATGCTGTAATAATCACGAATATTTTTCCACCTCGAAATTTAATCCCAGCAAATTCAACTTCAGTTTTGTCATCATCTGACATTTTTTACCCCTTTCTTTGTCTATTTAGAAAACCCATCTACGCTTTCTTTCCAGGGCATTATCCAGTCATACCCTTTGGTGCAATTTTTTCACAAACGAGCTGAGCTACGATTGGTGAGATTACACTACCAACAAAGATACCAACGCCCGCTGGTGTAGCAAGACTTACACTTAATACTGCCGGGTTACAAGTTGCAATCACATTCACAATTACATTGTTTAGTGTCTGTTTGTTACAGTTACCTTTAACACCGGGAATCAACCAGATGCTCTCTGTAATTAAGTGACCAACCGCAGTTGCCATTGCATTTGTTCCCTTTGAAACAATGTAACCAAGATATGTTGCACTGATTGCTGTGCTTGTAACAGTACCAGGTTCTGCTGGATCTGGCTTTGGAGTAAAGTACATTACACAACCCGTTGTCAATGCTAAATTCAATCCAATATAACAAGCATTTGCATCAACCCATTCCCAGGCTTCTGT